GCCGTTCCGAGGGTGCTGTCCGACATCACCCATACCGCGCCGTTGCGATACTGCGCATTGAGCGAGTGCTGCAGATCGACCAGCTTGTCAGCCGGGGCGACCGATGCGAAAGCACCCGACTTGCCGCTGGCGATGTAGCCGACGCTGCCGAACGCATAGCTGGAGTTGGCCACCGTGTTGTATGCCGTGATGCCGCGAGGTTTGCCAACGCCTGCGCCAGAGATGACCGCGGCGCCGATGCCCTCAGCAAAAGCGATGCCGGCCTCTTGCGCAAGATCGCCGGCCAAGTCGATGTCGGCATCCTCCAGGGTTTCGTTGAATACCCACGGTTCGACTTCGGCAGGGTACGCGACCACTTCAATATTCGCGTACTTCGGCTCAGTCGTCTCCCCAGCCGTACCGCCCTCGCCAGGCCAGGCGCAAGCCATGCCAGCGGTCTTCACGCGCTTGTTGTAGCTGCGCGCCGACGTATTGACGACCCGTGCAATACGGTACAAAGCGCTATTGACCATCGCAATGCGGTCAATCTCACGCTCAATTTCCGGCAAGATCAGCACGCCGCCATCCACGTCAGACGTGGAATTCATGGCCTTGCGTTCGATCGACTTCAGTTCGCGGTCCTGGCCGGTGCGCAGGAATTTTTCAAATGCCTGCTTGTGCTCCTGGCTTGCGCCGTCCTTGCTCTCGCCGCCGGTACGCTGGCCGGCAAGCTGGATTTCCTGCACCATCTTACCGAGACGATCGATGTCGGCGTTGATCGCTGCCAGTTTGGCCAAGCTGTCGTCGCTCGCGTGGCCTCGCTTTTCGATTTCAGCCAGGCGAGTGTCATTTACGCTCTTGAATTCTTCCCAGGCCTTCGCTTGCTTTTCGAGCAAGTCAGCCATGTCCTTCATTTCCATTGTCATTTTCCTTGAGTGAAATTGGTGATGATTCGCTGAGCTGCGGCATGCATTCGCTGCAAGTGCTGGTCTGCGTCGCGCAGATCGTGCCCCTTGATCCTGGCAATGATGCTCTTCGACTCAGCCCGACTAAAGCCTCCTGCGTCACGCAGGAGGTCCTCTAGCTCGGTGATACTGTCCATGTCCGCAATGCTCTTGATGGATGAGATGCGGGCGTTTCTGTTCGCCGGGAATGTCACTGGCGAGATTTCAATCAGATCGATTTGTGTGATGCGCCGGCGCGGATCTTCGGGCTTGCTGCGAGGCTCGTAGCGCTTCGGGATATACCCGATGCTCAGACCGTCAATTGCCGGGCGCGGAGTCATGCGCATGAGCGTATCAATCTCGTTCCCGCGAGGCGTGTCCGCAAGCTGGCCAGTGACGCGCAGCCCTGATCCGTCCTCTGCAAGATCCTGCCAAACGCCGATCGGAGTCATGTCCTCGGATGTCATGGACATTCCGCCGTGCTGACTGAGCATTGACGGCCACGGAGATTTCCCGCTTTTGGCGTCAGAGAGGAATTCCGAAAACGCGCCAGGCATGATTACATCGCCGTATGCATCGACATTGTTGAACGCTGCGCCGTACCCGCTGAATGTGCGTGCTGACTGCGCAACTCCATCAGCAGGAGCGTCGAATTTTAGCTCTCGCAGCGGGAAAACGGATCGGATGGTATTCATTTCGGATTACTTTCTGAATCGGTGCTTGCTGGATCTGTGCTTTCTGGATCTGGACTTGAAGGATCTTCCATGTTCAAAGGCACCCGGTATTTTTCGCCTCCGTCATACGGATTCAAATCTTCGTAGGACCGGATCTCATTCGGTGCGAGAGCGCCGATGCCGTAGAGCGTGCGGTAAAATTCCGCACGGTCCCGATGCGAGCCGCGCAGTAGGCCAGCAACCGAAAATTTGCAGAAATACCCATCCGCACGCTCGGCATCTGTGAGCAACTGCAGATCGAGACGCTGCTCGATGCGAGCAAACCACGGCCCCATCGTATGCACGACATGAGCCAAGAACATTTGCTCAGAACTGGCATACGTCGCGGTATTCGCTGCCTCTCCGATCATGATCGGCAGCACGCGGAAAAACCGGCACACCTCCGCTACCTGGAATCGTCTTACCTCGATCCACTGCGCTTGATCGTTCTGCTGCGCCCTCGGCGTCCATTTCATCCCCCCCCAAAGCACGGCCGTCCGGTAGGCGTTTTTCAGCCCGATCTGCGAAGCTTCCCATGACTCGCGCAATTGCTTAGACTGCTCCGCGGACAGGATCGAATCCGTCGAGAGAATGCCGCCGAGAATCGCGCCGTTGGAAAATTGCCGTGCGCCGTGCTCCTCGGTGGCCAGCGCCAGGCCGATCGCTTCTCGCGCCAAGCGAATGCCGTCTAGCCCCTCGATGGCAGTCCAGCTAGGCCCCTTGAAGTGCAGGATCTGGTCGGCAGAGTACCTGCCATAATTCCCGTTGTCGAAATGCACGTCATATGTGATCGACCAATCCGGATGCCTGGTGGCGACCACCTGCTGTGGTGTCAGCGGATGTAGCTCAATGCGCGACTGCCCGCGAAACGGTGCGGATCGATTGATCAGGCAATAGGCCCGGTTCTGCATGGCCAAATGCAAACCCATCGTCTCGCGCCACTCGAACGAGGTAATGCCAGGCGCAGGCGACGAATGCAGCACGGAATACATCGGGTGATCTGTGGCGGCATCCGACCCGCCGTCTGGACGGCGACGATACAGCTTGAGCGGGACTTGTGCGATGCCCTCCGCAATGACGCGGGCGCAGGCAATTGCACTTGCAGCCTGTAGAGCAGTCTCCCAGGTTACGGCTACTCCAGATTTCGCGCCGGCCGTGCCGAGCAGATCGAGCAACAGATCGGAGCGCGATACAGCGCTCTTTCGATCCATTCCGATCATGGACCGAAGCCTATCCAAACTGAATATTTTCACCAAACTTCGATCTCATAAACGGCCTCAACGACCTCTTTTTCCGTCACTGCGCCGAACGCCATCGCGAGCGCTGCCATGCCGTCGATACGACCAGTAGCTTTGTGTTTGTCCAGTTTCCGATTTCCTGCGGGATCACGCGACACCACGGCATTCGCCGCGCACATCGTCAATACCGGATGCGCTCCATGCGCCACTCGGCCGTTGAGCAACTCGCATTCGAGCGATTCAAGCGCCGGGCTCATGTCCTTGAAGCCCTGGCCAAACTCAACCAGCGGCAACGAGATTCCTTGCTCGTCAAATTCCTTTTGCAGCAGCGAGATCCGCCAGCGGTCGTACGCAATTGCTCTCACGTCCAACTCGCCGAGAATCGCGGCGATGTCCTGCGCGACGTACTCGTAATCGACCGTCGCCCCAGGCGTCGTGTGCAGATACCCCTGCCTAACCCATACGTCGTATGGCGCTCGGTCCCGCTTGCTGCGTTCGGCAAGGCCCTGTTCCGGTGTCCAGAAATGCGGCTTGACGTGCCAGACGCCGGCCACTTTGCCGACTATGACAAGCGCGGTAAGGTCCGTGCGCGACGACAAATCCAGCCCGCACCAGACGGGCGCGCTACCGTAGTCGAGCACTGCGCCTGCGCAGGATTTCCAGACGCCGACAGAAATGAATGGCGCAAAAGTCGAAACTCGTTGATTCAGGCAGAGATTCCGAAACGTGTTCTCGGCACTCGGCATGCGCGATGCCTGTTTTGCCTGTTCCTCAAGGTCGCCGAGATTTCTGAATACCCCAAGCGCCGGGTTGGCCGACTTCCACGCCTTCTTGTCCTGTAAATCGCAGTCCTTCGGCGCTTCATACACGTGCGAAACAATGCGCGGATCGCCACTTTTCTTGGAGTCGTCCAGCCAAATGCTGAATAAATCGGAATCTTCGGCAGCCTGCGTGCTGATCGCAATCAGCAGCGGTGATTCGTGCGCGCCCTGGCTGGTGGTGATCGCGTCTGTAAAATCGTCCTGCGCCCCTTTTACCTGCCCGACCTCATCCAAAATAGCCAAGATCGGCGATCGGCCGTGCGCCGTCCGGCCTTCTGCGCTGGATGCCTTGTACTCAACATTGAGTGGCAGCCCGATCAGCGATTTTGCCGACGGCAGGATTCTGACAACGCTGGACAGGTCAGGAGAAAGCTGAACCATTTTTGCGGCATAGTTGAATACCTGCGCGGCTTGGTCACGGCTGCGCGCGCCGCTGATAATCTGGCTGTTCTGCTTCGCTTCTGGACCGACCAGATGCGCCAACATGATTCCGGCGATCAACGCCGTTTTGCCGTTCTTCCTCGCAATGCTCAAATACGCACGGCGCGTTCCGTGCTTGTTGTCGTAGATCGCCTTGATAAATCGCTTTTGAAACGGCAACAACTTGATCGGCTTGCCAACGTGCTGGCCCTCGGGAGCCAGGCAGAAAGTTTCGATAAACGCCACCACCGCAGCGCCCCTGCTCATCGTGGCCACTGTTTTACCGGCGAAAAAAACCGCCCGTAGGCGGCATTGACGAGACAAGCATCGTTACTTGACTGCAGACAATCGAGGTATCAGCGCACTGTGCGCGGCAGACTGCGCGGCCTTCTCAGGCAATGCGCGCTTGGCTTGCTGCTCGCTTTTACCGCAAGTCGCCTCGGCATGGACATGCAAAATACGAGACAGATAGACGGCGCGCTTCATCAGCGTTTCAAGAAAGCGCTGTTTGCTTGTGGCATCAATCTCGCCCTCTTCGTCAATCTCGCTCTGCACTCGCTCAATGTCTGCATGACACCTGGCAAGCCTTGCCGCATGCACGAGATCCGCGCCGTTCCAGGACGACGATGCCCGAGCAGAAATAATGGCACGCCAGAATGGCATATCCACGTCTCGCAGTGACACATGCTCAGGAGGATTGATAATTGTTGGCGACTGCGCAGCAGCGATCGCCGCGGTAACGCTATCGCTTCGTGGGCGTCTCATGTGTTTTTCTCAAATAGCGTTAAAAAATAGG